CGCGGGTCTCTCTACGGTCCGACCTCTCCAGGTCGGTTTGTATCTTTCCCTCTCCTTTGGTATCGCCACAATGTCACGAGCAACTGTTTCATATAACTCAACACTAAGTCGAGACATGATTCAGTATACTTATGATGTGAATGGCGATCTTATTGGAGTTCAGTCGCTAACGGGGCTATCGCAGTGGAGAATGCTTTTTAAACCAGCATCCATCACTACGCCCCCTACCCGATTCGGCAGATACACAACTCCCACGGCATATTCAATGTCGTGGGGTCAGTTGCGTATCGATCCGGGGGAGATGTACTACCGCGACCATCCTTTCCATGGATGGCGTATTGTGCCTGAATGTGTTGCGTCCTCAGGGATTCAGCGTGTTCCGGCATCAATGTTCTCTATAAGGACTTCCATCTGGAATGAGCTTGAGATTAAGGCGCTTAATAAGCTCCGGAACTCTCAAGTCAACGTTGGCGTGGCTCTCGCAGAGGCCAAGGAGACTGAACATCTCCTTACCTCTTCGGCGAAGAGAATAAGTAAAGCAAACCTTGCCTTACCTAAATCTGTTCGCAACCTTGCCAAACGATTCTGCGGTGTAAAACCTGCGAAGGTTCCACAGCAGTATCTGGAAGTGATGTATGGTTGGAATCCCTTGATGGCTGATATCGTTGGGGCTTGTGAAAGCCTTAGCGATACCGGACGAGAAGGTTTCTCGTTTCAAGTCAAGAGCTCTAAACGTACATCTGGCTCTGTTGATACATCTTTGGTTTGTCCCATTGGCACGGTCTATGGTCTCGCGACCTACAACTGTGATGCCAAGGTTAGACTCAGATATATCCTCAGAAATGTCCTCCTCGCCAAGCTTTCTTCACTGGGCCTTGTGAACCCTTTGGAAATTGTTTGGGAACGCGTACCCTATAGCTTCGTTGTCGACTGGTTCATTCCAGTTGGCAATTGGCTATCTGCCCTCACGGGTGACTTTGGGTACGACTTCGATCGAGGTTGTAGGAGCGAGTTTTGCTCCTTCGTAGAGAACGGTCCGACGTCAGATAGCTTAAATGGTGTTTCTACCATTGTCTATTCTAACGGCCTGAAGTTCGTAGGTAAGTACGGTTACTTTAAACGTACCCAGTATACGTCTTCACCTGTCCCGGGTTTGTATTTTAAAAGCCCGGTTTCGGCACATCACATAGCGGAAGCTTTATCTCTGCTAGCCACTTCATTTAGAGGGTAGTTCCTTCTACTTGAATCTCCTTACTATTAGGATCTACAATATGGCAACTCAGGGTAACCTTACCCTTAATACCAAAGTGTACACTCCGCGTGGGCGTCAGCCCAACGGGCCCACAATGCAATGGGGCTTGATTGATACCGCCTTCGGCAGCAGTTTTACAACTGTCGAGGAAAGTGTCGTCGGCCCTGATGCTAAAGGGGTCTATCGCGCGAAGTGGAAGCTTGTGGTTCCAAAGCTTGCCGTTGCAGACAGTTCCTGTGCTTGCACAGGAAGCGAACTCGGGAAGACGACTGTTAATATTGAGGTCGTTTCTAATTCCGCGTTCACTACTGCCGATCTGACTGATATTGGTCTCCGCATAAAGGATCTCGCTGCGACGACACCATTCCAGGTGTCTGTCAACGCTCACGAACCTTCGTGGTGACCACGTCTTTCTTTGACGTAGTACCTTTTGATTTCTCCTTGGAGTTCAGTCATGACTGTTACAGCGTGCAACGATGCGACCCTTCGGTCCATCAGCGATTTACTTGCTGATGTAGGGTCACCTCTCGCTCTTTGTGTGGTTGCTGCCCTTAAAAGCGGCAATCACCTTTCACTTCTGGATTTGACCCCAGATTCTGAGAGTCCTACCTTTCGCGACGATTATCTTGCCTCTGAAATCCTTTCCAAGTATCCTTATTTGGATTTGAAATTAGATCGCGAGGCTGTTGCGCTAGGTAAGTTCAAAGAGATCGAAAAAAGCTTAGTGTCTTCAGATCTTAATTTGAAACGGTGTTGGTCTACTCTTGGTAAAACGAGAGCGGACGTCCATTGGGTATTTCATTCAATGGTTCGTAAAATACAATACCTCCTTTCTGATTTTGACTGGAGAGTTTGCGAAACTTTCTTCGGCTTTGGGCCTGGCGCTACGGTTTCATTACCTCGCGCTAAAGCTTATGCACCTAATAAGTTCGGTAATTTAAAACCGACTGTAACACAATCCTGCCTTGACCTTGCGATTGCTGCAGTACGCAGTAATCCGTCCTGGGCTGATCACCTAGGGTCCCATTATGGGCAAGATCCGTTTCTATGGTTCACTATAGTTGCGGGTAACAAGGTTGTCACTGTGCCAAAGTCTGCAAAAACAGATCGTACTATAGCCATCGAACCTGATCTGAATATGTACCTTCAGAAGGGTATTGGTGGCGTTCTACGGCGCAAACTCGCGAGAGTTGGCGTTGACCTCAGTTCCCAGCTGCTTAATCAACAGCTTGCTAAAGAGGGCTCTGTTTCCGGTACGTTAGCGACGGTCGACCTGTCGGCCGCTTCTGACAGCGTTTCAATGCATGTCATTGAGATGTTCCTACCGCCCGATTGGGTGGACGCGATAAAAGCTACGCGTTCATCCCGTGGGAGACTACCATCTGGTGAGCTCATAACTTACCAGAAAGTCAGTTCTATGGGAAACGGTTTCACATTTGAGCTAGAGACCCTTCTTTTTTGGGCCGCTGTCTCTTCGTGTATCGAATACCTCGAACCGATGGATCGTCGTTTTGCTGTTTACGGGGACGATTTGATTATCTCCGTAGATTGCGTTGGCCTCCTCTTGGATGTCCTTGGTCTATTGGGTTTCACTCCAAATGCCAGGAAAACGTTCTTTAGTGGGTCCTTTAGGGAGTCGTGTGGTAAACACTTCTCTAAAGGCGATGATGTCACACCTATCTATCTTCGTGAGAAGATAGACACGCTCGATCGTAAGATTTGGTGGCTAAATAGCTTAAGTCGTTGGTCAACCTGCTTTAATGGGTTAGCCCGTGACGACGTTGTCAAGCCATCCTGGGATCGTTGTTTTAATTCGATCCCTGCTTCCGATCGCCCTCTTGGCCCGCTTTACGTTTCTGGCCAATTGTCTGGAACCTGCATCGGTGTTCCTTTCGATACAGCTCTTCCAGTTCTCCGTAGATCCCGACATGGCCTCGATGGTTTTCTTTATCGAGCTCGTGTTGAAGTCTCCGAGAGAGGTACAAGTAATAGTATAGGTTCACTTATATTATTCCTTGATAGATACGGTCGGGATCCTTTCCGACCGAGGTGTGAGCCTTCTTCCATTCCGGGAAGGAGGCGGTGGAGGACCATTTGGTCTTTCACACCACAGTGGCAAGAAGCGGCCCCCTGGTTCACTACCAGGGGGTAGGTTAACTCCTAACGCTTCTTTTCCCTCTTCTTGAGGGTGGGGCCTACTTTGTAG